CACGCCTTCAACGCCGCTCAGGAGAAACTCAGGGCCGCCTCTGCCGAGTTCGGCGACGCCAGCCGCGTGCACGTGCGCTGGTACGACCGCGAGGGCCGCCCGGAGGCGTACGAGGGGTACGCGCTCGTGAAGTGGGAGCGCGACGGCACCGCGACCGACGACCTCGAGTCGGTCAAGGTCACGTTGACCGGCAAGGGCAAGCGCACGGTGATCACCAACCCGCTCGCGCCGTCCGGAGGCTGATCCCACATGGCATTCAAGGCACTGGGCGAGCTGCTCGACGAGACGCTCGCGCTCCCCGTCGGCGACAAGACGTACGTGATCCCGCCCCCGTCCGCGGAAACCGGTCTGCGGGTGCAAGCCATCATGCAGGCCGCCGCGGTCGCCGCGGACGGCGGCAAAGTCGACGAGCCGCTGTTGAAGGACGCCGCCGAGCGGGACATGTACCGCGACGTCCTCGGGACCGCGCACGCCGAGATGATCGCCGACGGGGTGTCGTGGCCGCAGCTCAAGCACTGCGCGGTGACGGCCATGGTGTGGATCGTGCAGAACGTCGAGGCCGCCGAGCGGTACTGGAACAGCGGTGGCGACCCAAACCGGTTGGCCCCGAACCGGGCGGCCCGCCGCAGCTCATCGGGCGCGGCGAGTACGACCCGGTCTCGGGGCTCTGGGAGTTCTACGACACCCCGGACGGTCGCCCGCTCCGGCTCCAAGAAGGCCAAGAAGACCGCGCCCCGAAAGTGAAGTGGGCGCGGCTGCTCGACGAGTGGCCGCTCATCGAGGCCGACCTCCACGAGGTCTACGGCGTGGACGTCGGGGCGCCCGGCGTGCTTGAGGCGCGGTCGTGGCGATGGCTGCGGGTGCGCATCCTCGGCCTGCTCTCCACGGACAGCCGCATCAACCGCCTGTTGTTCCCGCCGCCCGACCCGAAGAAGGCCGGCCGCCCTTAACTGAACACCGCGCCCGCGCGCGGCCCCTGCACGAAAGGAGGCCCGCGTATGGCGCTCACCGTGGGCGAGCTGGCCGCCACCATCAAGGTGGACGACACCGAGGCCGAGCAGGGTCTCGACGGCTTCCAGAGCCGCCTACGCTCCGCCCTGGCCCGCTTCACGCAGCGGGCCCGCGAGGGCGGCGAGGACGCAGGCAACGCCCTGGGCGACGGCCTCGAGGAGGGCGCCAGTGAGGGCGCCGAGCAGGCCGGCGGAAGCATCACCGACACGCTTAAGGGCCTTGCGCTCGGCGCGGTCGGCGCGGCCCTCGGCGCCGCGCTCATGGGCGGCATCGCCGAAGCGATGGACCAGCAGAAGGTCACCAGCAAGCTCGGAGCGGCCCTCGGCGCCACCCCGGCGGAGGCCGAGCGGTACGGGCACATTGCCGGCGACCTGTACGCGAACGCGATCACGGAGGATTTCCAGGGCGCCGCAGACGTCATCCGGTCCATCATGGGCGCCGGCCTCGTCCCGGCCGGCGCGACCAACGCGCAGATCGAGTCCATCGCCACCAAGGCACAGGACTTGGCCACCACGTTTGACCAGGACGTCGGAGGCGTGACCCGCGCGGTCTCACAGCTGCTCCGTACTGGCTTGGCGGGATCGGCAACCGAGGCATTCGACCTGCTCACGGCCGGATTCCAGTCGTCGGCCAACGCGGGTGACGACCTGCTCGACACCGTCAACGAGTACTCCGTGCAGTGGAAGCGCGTCGGTCTCGACGGCACAACTGCGCTCGGGCTCATCGACCAGGCCATGAAGGCTGGCGCACGTGACTCTGACCAGGTCGCCGACGCCATCGGCCAGTTCGGCGAGCTGGCTCTGTCGGGCAGTCAGGGCGTCAAGGACGCGTTCACGTCCATCGGCCTGAACGCCGACGACATGGCCTCGAAGATCGGCAAGGGCGGCAAGAGCGCCGAGCAGGCCCTACAGCAGACGCTCGACGCACTGCGCGGCACCACCAACCAGCAGACCAAACTCAACGCCGCAACGGCCCTGTTCGGCGACCCCGGCACGGTCATGGGCGACGCACTGTTCGCCCTCGACCCGGCGAGCGCCGCCGCATCGTCCGGCATGGACAAGGCCGCGGGCTCGACCGACCGCCTCGGCAACTCCCTGCGCGACAACGCCGCAACGAATCTGGAGCAGTTCAAACGGGGCCTGACTCAGTCTTTCGTCGAGACCCTCGGCGGGACGGTCATCCCGATCATCACCCAGTTCGGCGGGTATCTGCGCGACCACCAGGGCGAGGTGAAGACGGCCGCGCTGATCCTCACCGCGCTGCTCGTGCCCGCGCTCGTCCTGCTCGGCGTCCAGTCCCTCATCACGGGGGCGCAGATGGCCGCCGCGTGGCTGATCGGGCTTGGCCCGATCGCGTGGATCGGCCTCGCCATCGGCGCGTTGGTCATCCTGATCATCGCGTACTGGGACCAGATCGAGGCGTTCACGCTCGCCGCGTGGGACTGGATCGTCGGCAAGCTGCTGTGGGCGAAGGACGCCGCGGTCAACGCGTTCATGAACTGGACCTTGATCGGCCTGCTGATCTCGCACTGGTCGAGCATCCGCGCTACCGCGGTCTCGTGGTGGAACAACATCGTGGGGTGGGTCAAGGGCATCCCCGGCCGCATCCGTGACGCGTTCCTCAACTGGACGTTGCTCGGCCTGGTGATCTCCCACTGGTCGAACATCAAGACGGCCACGATCAACAAGGCCACCGAGATGCTCAACTGGGTGCGCACCCTGCCCAGCCGGATCGGCAGCGCGGTGGGCTCCCTGCGGGGCCTGCTGTACAGCAAGGGGCAAGACCTCATCCGGGGCCTGCTCGACGGCGTGCGCGGCATGGGTGGCTACCTGCGGTCGTCCCTCATGTCGTTCGCCAAAAGCATGATCCCCGGGCCCATCGCGTCCGCGCTGGGCATCCACTCGCCCTCCCGCGTGATGCGCGACCAGATCGGCCGGTGGATTCCGGCCGGTGTCGTCGAGGGCGTCGAGGACGGCGCCCCGGCCGTGGACGCGGCAATGCGCAACCTGGTCAACGTGCCGACCGCCGGGCAGGCCGCGGCGGCGAACACGGCCGCATTCACCGGGCCCGGCCGCTCCGGTGCCGCCAGCTCGAGCGGCGGCGTGGTCCGCATCGGCTCGGACGGCAGCGCCCTCGGAGACCTGATCATCGACACCCTGCGACGGGCCGTTGCCGCGCACGGCGGCGACGTCCAGTTCGCCATCACAGGAAAGGCGGCGTAGTGGCTTTCCCGGAGCAGCCCCTCGGCCTGCGCGGTGAACTGCGCATCGGCACCGTGTGGCAGAACATCACGGGGGACCTGTACACGCGGTCGCCGATCACGCACAAGCGGGGCCGGCCGTACCGCTCGAGCGCCGCCGACCCCGCGACGTGCACGGCCACCATTCGCAACATCACCGGGGACTACACCCCCCGCAACCCGGAGGGGAAGTGGTACGGGCAGTTCGGCCGTAACACCCCGTTCCGGATCAGCGTGCCCGGCGGGCCGGCGCGGTACCTCAACCTCACCGGCGCCCCGGACCTCGCCACGACACCCGACGTCGCCGCCCTCGACATCACGGGGGATATCGACCTTCGTTGGGAGGGCGAGGCCGACTGGTACGCCAGAGGCAGCGTGTTCCTTCTGGGCAAGTGGGGGGCCGCGGGCAACCGCTCGTACAACCTGCGCTTGCAGGATGGATCGCTGTACCTGCACGTCGCCACGAACGGCACGAACGGGCTCTTTGCCTCTCAACCCCTGCCTGCTCTGCCGCGCCGGGCCGCGCTGCGCGGCACGCTCGACGTCGACAATGGGGCCGGCGGGTACACGTTCCGCCTGTACTGGGCGAGCAGCATCGCCGGCCCGTGGACGCCGATCGGATCGGCGATGCCGTTCACGGGCGCCGCCATCACGATCTACAGCGGCACGGCACCCCTCACGGTGTCCCCGCAGCAGATCGACGAGTTCGCCACCCGGTATCCGGTGGTGGGCAAGTGCCACCGCGCCGAGGTGCGCAACGGCCTCGACGGGCCGGTTGTGGCCGCGCCCGACTTCACCGCGCGACCGCTCGGCAAGGGCGGCACCTTCACCGACAGCGCCGGCCGCGTGTGGACCCTCGCCCCCACGGCCGAGATCACCGACCGCGTTGTACGCGTCGAGGCCGAAGTGAGCGAGTGGCCCCCGGAATGGTCCACGAGCGAAAAGGACGCGTGGACCGCGGTTACCGCGTCCGGCATCCTGCGCCGACTCGGCCAGGGCGCCAAGCCTCTCCAGTCGACGCTACGGCGCCGTATCCCGTCTGCCTCGCCTCTGGCGTACTGGCCGATGGAGGACGGCGCCACGTCCACACAGGCAGCGTCCGCGCTCGACGGCGGCACCCCGCTCCGCGTGTCGGGCCTGACGTTCGGCTCGGACACGAGCATGCCGGGCGCCGACGCCCTGCCCGTCCTCGGGCAGTCCTCGTCCCTGTCCGGCACCGTGCGCGGCGCCCAGGCCGGCGGCTGGCACGCCGAGATGGTGTACAAGCTCGACAAGCTGCCCGCCACCGAACAGACCGTGTTGTCGCTGCGTCTTCGGGCGGGAACCGGTGGAGTCGCCGAGGTACGCGCGCGGGTGTCCACATCGGGCGTACGGGTGCAGGCCCTCGACTCGTCCGGCGACGTCGTGGCCTTCTTCGTTCTCACCGACCCCGACAGCCTCACCGCGTTCACGGGCGTATGGAACCGCCTGTCGATCTTCTCTGCCGTGAGCGGCGGGCAGACGTACGTCGCCGTTGGGTGGCGCAACGTCATCACGAACACGTGGTGGTACGCCCGCACGGCGTACACCGGCACGCCCGGCACGGTGCTGGCCGTCTCGGGCGAGTGGGGCGCCGACTTCCAAGGGATGGCGCTCGGGCACCTCGCCGTGTGGGATATCGGCGGCACCACCGCGCCGGCCGCCGGGGTCACCATCTACGCGGGCGCCGACGACGGGTTCAACGGCGAGACCGCCGCGGCCCGCATGCAACGCCTGTGCAGGGAAGAGGGCGTACCGCTACTCGTCGAGGGCGACGTGTCCAGCACGGCCCGCATGGGCCCCCAGCGGCCGGCCCCCCTGCTCGACCTGCTACGCGAGTGCGCGGCCGTCGACGGCGGGGTGTTCGGCGAGGTCCAGGACCGACGGAACCTTTGGTACCGGACGCGTACGAGCCTGTACAGCCAGGCTCCCAAGCTCACCCTTGACTACGCCGCCGGGCACATCGCCGACCCCTTCAAGCCGGTTGAAGACGACCAGGTACGCAACGCTTGGGAGATCACCCGGCGCGGTGGGTCCAGCGGTATCGCCGTCCGCGAGTCGGGCCCCCTGTCGGTGCAGGACCCGCCCGCCGGCATCGGCCTGTATCAGGAAGCGGAGACGCTCACCCTGTACAGCGACGAGCAGACCACGCAAACCGCGGCGTGGCGGCTGGCCCTGTCGACGTGGGACGAGGCGCGGTACCCGTCCGTGACGATCCTGCTGCACAAGTTCCCGGAGCTCATCCCGTTCATCCTGGCGCTTCAGGTGGGCGACAAGATCCGCATAGTCAACCTGCCCAGGAGATTCGCGGGCGCCTCGACCGTCGACCTGCTCGTGGACGGCTGGGCGGAAACCCTGCTGCCGCGCGAGTGGACAATCACGCTCAACTGCGCGCCCGCGGGCCCCTGGCAGGTCGCCCGCGTCGCCACGTACGAGGATTTCGAGGACACCACCTACGCCGTGCCGATCGCGCCCGGCGGGAACCTGTCATGGGTCCGCACCCAGACCCGCTACAACTCCGGTACCTGGTCGCTCCGGTCCGGCGCGATCACCAACAACCAGACCAGCGACGCCGTTGTGACGCTCCCCGCGGGCACGACGGAGCTCCGGTTCTGGTACCGGGTGAGCAGCGAGCCGGCGGGGCCCGGATTCACGGGGGACCGGTTCGTCGTCCTGCTCGACGGAGTGCAGGCCATGACGGCTCAGGGGGAAGTGCCCTGGTCTCAAGCGATCCTCGACGTCACCGACAAGACCACCGTCACCTTCCGCTACGCCAAGGACAACAGCACCGCATCCGGCGAAGATGCCGCGTTCATCGACGACCTGCTGTTCACCACGCCAGCGCCCTACCGCGCCGACACCGCCGGATCGCAGCTCGCCGCCGGCATCAGCGCCACCGCGACGTCGTTCACCGTCACCACCACCACGGGCCCCCGCTGGACCACCGACCCCGTGCACCTGCCGTTCGACGTCCGGTGCGGCGGCGAGGTCATGCGCGTGACCGCGATCAGCGGCACCACCACCACGCAGACGTTCACCGTCATCCGGTCCGTAAACGGGGTCGTCAAGGCGCAGGCCGCCGGCACCGCCGTGAGCCTCGCCCAACCCGCCGCCGCCGCACTCTAGAAAGGAGGCCGCCCCCGTGTTCCTTGCAGGCGAGTTCCTCACGGCCGACCGACTCAACCGGTTGCAGCCCGTCGACTACGAGGCCCCGGCGACCGCCGCTCTGTCCGTGGCGACGGCCACGTACGCGGATATCCCCGGCTGTTCGGTCACGCTCAACACGACGACGCCGAACGCCGCCTTCAAGGCGTGGGGCGTCTTCGATTGCAGCGTGACCACGACCAACGCCACCGCGCTCATCGTGGGCCGCCTGCTCGTGGACGGGGTCAACCAGAACGGCATCGCCGTATACGCGATGGACACCGCCGACCGCGCCACCATCGGCATGGTGTGGACCGGCACCCTCGGCGCCGCCGGAAGCCACACCCTCAAGCTGCAAGGCGGCCTCACGGCCGCGGTCGCCTCCGGAGGGTCAATCCTCCAGTCCGACACAAAGCTCCTGGTGACGATCACCGAAATCGCGTAACC